ATATTGATAGACAAACTCGTACAACCTTCGGTGGCAAGAAAAGTTAAAAATTTTTAACGAATCAAACCAGCGATTGACAATAACCGTGACTGGAGGTCCGTAAGGACAGGTCACACAAGGAGAAAACAATATGGCTAATGCGTCAACTACTGGGTTTGGTTTTAGACCCATTAAAAAGATAGCGCAAAACTATAACAACGCTGCACTCTCAGAGTACAACGTTGCAGCTTCTTCGGCTTTAATTTCGCACGCATGTTTAGTGCGATTAACAGCAGATGGAGTTGTGCTTGCTTCAGGAAACACAGATACTAATAATCTAGGTACCCTGAATGGAGTATTTTATACAGATGCGACTAGCAATAAACCAACGTTTAGCAACTTTTCACCAGCAGCAAACACTGCTACTGATATTGTTGCTTTCATTAATGATGATCCTATGCAGATGTACGAAATTATGTCTGCTGATACAGCTTTCAACCAAAATGAGGTTGGACACTGTGCGGATCAAGTGTTAGAAGCGGGTGCTACACCTTTGTTTGTATCGAAATCAAAAATTTCGGCTACAACTGCTAACACTCAGGCTCAATTGTTCATCATGGGTGTTTCTAGAGATCCAGATCACTCTGATACGACTGCTGAGGGCTTTGCTCTTAGAGTTCAAATCAGAGAACATATCTTGATTGGAAATGACACTCAGAGAGCAGGGATATAAGGAGGAATAACTATGGCTATATCACGTAATCAACTAGTTAAAGAACTAGAGCCGGGTTTGAACGCCTTGTTCGGCCTGGAATATAAACAGTATGAAAATCAGTCAGCTGAAATTTATACTACTGAGTCATCAGACAGAGCTTTCGAAGAGGAAGTTATGTTATCTGGTTTCGCTCAAGCACAAGTAAAACCTGAAGGAAGTGCTGTTACATACGATAACGCTCAAGAAACTTTCACAGCTAGATACACTAACGAGACAATTGCTCTCGCTTTTGCTATCACTGAAGAAGCTATTGAAGACAACTTGTATGACAGACTTGCTTCTAGATATACAAAAGCTTTAGCAAGATCTATGGCTCAAACTAAACAAGTTAAAGCGGTTAACCCACTTAACAATGGAATGCCTGGTGGTACTTTCAATTCAGGTGATGGTGTAACTTTATTTAACACAGCTCATACAACACTTGCTGGATCGTTTTCAAACACTCTAGCAACTGCTGCAGACTTAAACGAAACATCTTTAGAGCAGTCTTTAATCGACATTGCAGCTCTTACAGATGAAAGAGGTTTAAAAATTGCAGCTAAAGGTATGAAGATGATCATCCCATCTGCACTACAATTCACAGCTGAAAGACTTATGGCTTCTGCTGGTAGAGTTGGAACTGCTGACAATGATGTTAACGCAATCAAATCCATGGGGATGATTCCTCAAGGTTACTCTGTTAATAATTTCTTAACAGACACTGATGCGTTCTTCATTATCACAGACGTGCCAAATGGTATGAAGCATTTCGAAAGATCTCCATTGACTACTAAAATGGAAGGTGATTTCGATACTGGTAATGTTAGATACAAAGCTAGAGAAAGATACGTATTTGGCGTATCTGATCCTAGAGGTATCTTTGGTTCTCCAGGAGCTTAATACTTAATCTTTTTGTGGCGGGACACAGTTCCGCCACAATCACAAAATAGAAAGGAAAAATGCCTCAAAAATTCTTCAGAGTAAAAATATACGCTTATCAATACCATGCTGATTTCATTGTAAAGTCTGCTGATGGTCCATTAGATATTGAAAATGCTATAGTTGACATCTTAGGAAAAGATGATATAAAATGGGAGTATCTTGGAGAAATGATGAATCCCAAGGTAAATAGAATAACCTATGAGGAGGTTATAAATGATGCAAGCACATCTACACGACCTTTACACACAGAAGAAGGGTCTGGACCTAGAATGGGAGCAGGAGCATCTTAAAGAGGGTAGATATACTCTCAATATGGTTAAGATTGACAGAAAAGTCAGAGACGTAATTAGCCATATAAAATTAGCAGAAGCTCAAAAAGAGCATATGTTAAATAAGGTGGAAGACGCCGCTCCACAAGTTTCTGTAGCTACTTAATAAAAAGCTACATCGTTGGAAAAATCCAATCCACATTATAGGCCCTCTTGCGCTCTACTCAAAACTGTTGTATAAAAAACACACTAAGATAATAATAGTACATAAATTGGTTATCTTTTCTTAGTAAGATAACTGGCGCATAGGAGGCGCTGATTATATGACAACACACTTTTCAAACGGAGTTACAAACGTAAGAGGAAAAGATGGAGATACTTCTTTATTTAGTGGTATCAAACAACCTCTAATTACTGGAGGCTACAATCAAGAAGTAGCTTATCAAAACGATTGGTTAACTTTTAATGATGAAGACTTCGACACAACAATAACTGGTTCTGGATTTATCCTTCCTGAATATGCTGGGGGATGGTTAAGAATTGGAGATAACGCACCAGCTGCTGGTGAAGATAATGGAGTTGCTTCAAAAGAAGTTTGGCAATTCAATTCAGGCAAGCAATGGTGGTTTGAAACTAGAGTAGCAGTAACAGATGTTACTGAACTCAATTTCTTTGTGGGTTTTGCAATAAATGGATATACAAGTCCAGCTGCTCTTCCTACTGATTGTATTGGTTTCTCTCACTTAGAAGATACTACTAGCATTCAATTCTTATCTAGAAAAAATGGTGCTGGTACTTCTTTCGATATGACAGATACTTCAGGTGGAAGCACTTTTGCAATGTTAGACTCTACTGTACCAACTCAAACCGCAACTGTTTTTGCACAACCAACTAACTCTGTTAGATTAGGTTTTCATTACCAACCTGCAGGAACTGAGCTTGGTCAAACAGCTAATCAATACAAGTTATACTTAGATGGTAAAAAAGTAGGAACGCAAGCAGCGACTACTGTTCCAGATGATGTAGCTTTAGAGATGAATATGTTTATTGATAGTAAGGGCACAGTTGCTAATCACTTAGCAATTGACTGGTTCCAAACTATACAACAAAGATAATAAATTTAACTAAGGCCCTTCGGGGCCTTAGTATAATTTAATAGGAGAAAAAAATTATGGCAAACGTATCACAAGTTAAAGCGCAATTTGCAACTGATATAACAGCTACAGCTACAGCAACAATAGCTGCTCTTCAAACTTTAGGTGGAGCAGGTAATATGACTCTTACTGGTGCTGCCGCAACTTTTGGCGGAACAGGATCTTCTCAAAAAGTAAGTTTAACTTGCGGAGCAGATATGCGTGCAGTTACTTTTACAATTACTGGAACTGATTCTAAAGGAGTTACACAAAGCGAAGACCTAGTTGGTCCAAATGCAACTACAGTGTTTAGTACAAAATTTTATAATACTGTTACACAAATTGCTGCTAGCGGAGCTGTTGGAACTAATACTTCTGCAGGTGTTCTAGGTGGTGCTGGTGACTTAGTATCAATTATTTTTGGTGGAAGAACTAGAATAAGAGGAATGCACGGTGTTTTAGCTGGTGCAGGAAATTTAACTTTTAGAGACAGTTCTGCAACTGGAACAGCATTACTAACTTTATCTGCAAGTGCAGGAGATCTAGATCCATACATTCCAGATGATGGAGTATTATTTCCTAATGGAGCGTTTTTAACTGCTGACCAAGGCGACATTACAGGTTTAACAGTCTTCTACGACGGGTAAGGAGATTAAATGGCCAACACTACTTCAGGCTCTTATGTTTTTGATAAGAATCTAAGCATTGATGAAATTATTGAAGATGCGTACGAACGTATTGGTATTCAAGGAACTTCTGGTTATCAATTAAAAACAGCTAAAAGATCTTTAAATATTTTATTTTCTGAATGGGGTAATAGAGGACTTCAATTTTGGGAAGTAAAAAATCAAAATATTACACTAGTAGACGGACAAAGTGTTTACACTTTTTTTAGATCCCCGTCTGATGGTACTTCAGACGGAATTAACACAACACTTTCTGCAGGTATAAATGCCACTGCTGTTACAATAGGAGTAGCTTCAGTTACAGGATTTGCAACTAGTGGAGTAATTACTATTGGAACTGAACAAATTTCATATACTGGAATTTCTAGTTTAAATTTAACAGGATGCACAAGAGGAATTAATGGTAGCACAGCAGCTACTCACAATACTTCTGATGCAGTATTACAATTTCCAATTGGTATGACAGATATTCAAGAAGCAGATTACAGAGTAAAATCAACTTCAGTTGATACACCGATGACAAAAATTAGTAGATCACAGTATCAAGGTTTTTCTAATAAAACTGACAAAGGTTTACCAACACAATATTGGGTTCAAAGATTTATAGATAAAGTTACAATGACTTTGTATTTAACTCCAGGTGCAGCTCAAGATGGTAACTATATTAATTTTTATTACACAAAAAGAATCGATGATGTAGGTGCTTACACAAATGCAACTGATGTACCATACAGATTTATTCCATGTATGATTTCAGGGTTAGCATATTACTTAGCTGTAAAATATGCACCACAAAGAGTACAAGAATTAAAATTATTATATGAAGATGAATTGTTAAGAGCAGAAGATGAAGATGGTTCTTCTAACTCTACATACATATCTCCTAAAATCTACTACCCAGGTATTGGTTAATGACTACTTTTTCACAAGGTAAATATGCTTTAGCAATTTCTGATAGATCGGGAATGGCGTTTCCATACAATGAAATGGTTAGGGAATGGAATGGTGCGTTTGTACATATCTCAGAATACGAACCTAAACAACCACAGTTAGATCCTAAACCTACAAGTGCAGATCCACAGGCTTTACAAAGAGCAAGACCTGCTAGAACAGAATTTCCAACAGAAGATTTTTTACCAGAAAATCCTTTTGTAACCGCATCTAATACTACATTAAAAATTAATTTTCCAAATGGTGATTTGCAAGTAAATGAT